GTGGGTTATCAAGCAGCAGAAAATAACACAGGAGCAAACCTTACTGCAATAGGTTATCAAACAGCACTAAACAACACAGGAAATCAAGTTACAGCAATAGGTAGGGATTCAGCTAAAACAAACACTTTTGACAACGTTTCAGCTTTAGGTTACAATTCACAACCAACAAAAGCAAACCAAGTAATGTTAGGAGATACTAATGTTACGGAGGTATCAACTTACGGAGATTTTTCATCGTTAGGAGATGGTAAAGGTTTGGTTTTAAAAACACCCGATGGTTTAAATAGTTATAGAATTTCAATAGATAACACAGGTACAATAATTTCAACACTAATATAATATGATAGAAGAATTTAAAGAAAAACAACAAGAGTTGCTAAACGAGTGCAACAATGAATTAGGAAAAGTTTTAGAAAAATACGGAGCAGATTTAATAATTGATTTGAACTCTCCTTTAAATAACCCACAAATTAAATTAATAATAAGATGATAGTTTACAAAACAAAAGAAGAAGTTTTAATTAACTCAATGGAAAACATAACAGATAATGTACTCTTTGAAATTGAAAGAATTGAGTACAATATTGAAGAAGAGAATTATATTGTTAACGCTAAATACTCATCAACAACAAGGCTTATCAAACCTGTTTACAAACGAATAAAAAAAGAGGATAGAGAAATAAGTTTTAATGAAGCTGATATTAAACAACTATCAGCAGAGTTTTTAAACGAGAACGCATTTTGGGGATTGTCTGCAGATGATTATGAAATTGTAAATTAACAATATTAAAAGATGGAATACGTAGAAGTACTATCGGACAGTTTTGGAAAAATGAGTGGTTTTTTAACCTTTTTGATATTGGTTTTGATAGTACTTTCTTATGTTACAATAAAATTTAAGGAAACTATAAACGAAGTAATTAAGGGCAATAATAAAAGTAGAGATATTAAAGATTTAAAGTATCACTCTGTGTTCTTAACTGCTGAAAATGTATTGAAAAAAGTTGATGGATTAGATTTTACAACTTATGATGGTTATGATGAAACAAAGACAAGACTGTTAAAGAAGCTGATTCATCTAAAGATAGAAACAGTGAGGTTGAGGTTTTCAGAATTTCTACAAAAAGATGGTTTAGATAAGGTTAGTTCACCTCAATTAAAGCTAATGGTAGCATCTACCCTATCAACTCTTGTGAACGAATACAACGACAAGGCTATTAGGGTTATGAACGAAGAAATGGGTATAGATTTAAAAGATGCTAAGTTTTTAGTAGATAAATACGAGGAATTTAGAGAATATATTGTAGATGCATTTGTAGACGAACTTAGAGTTATTGTAATGGATGACAACTATAATGACAATTTTGAAAGGTTAAATACTATACTTTACACTGTTTCAATTTCACTAAGCATTATTCCACGTGATGTTGTAGCTACATTTAATGATATAAACGGAAAGTTTAAAAAATATAATAATATTAGTTATGAGTAAATACTTTGAAGAAATAAACGATGGTAATATGAACCAAGAGTTCTTAGCTAAATTAGATGAAGCAAGAGAGTATGCAGATGTACCTTTTAAAATCAATTCAGCATATAGAACACCTGAACATAATAAAGCAGTAGGTGGTAAGCCTAATTCAAGCCATTTAAGAGGACTTGCAGTAGATATTAGTGTTACCGATAGCAGAATGAGATTTATTGTCTTAGAAGCCTTAATAAGAGTTGGTTTCAATAGAATAGGAGTTGCTAAATCATTCATTCACGTAGACGATGATAAAGATAAATCAAACGAAGTGGTATGGGTATATTAACAATCATAGGTAATCTGTTAGGTGTTGGTAAGGAAGTTTTAAAGAATAGAGCAGAATTAAAGAGATTAAAAGCTGAACAAGAGTTTAAGATAGTTGAAGCTACCACTAAGGCTCAGGTAGATAGAATTATGTCTAATACTGATTCAGATAATCAAATAGATTTAATCACTGCACAGAATAAGAAATATACATCAAAGGATGAAATAGTTACTTATCTGTTTTTAGTACCTGTAGTTGTTGCTACAGTAGTTCCATTCATTACTGCATATCAAATAAATGATTGGTTAAATCTTAATGTTTACATAGTAGATAGTTACAACGCATTAAGCGAGTTACCTTCTTGGTATAAGTACGTATTAGGTGCTATAGTTATAGATGTATTAGGGTTTAGAAGTTTTGCAAGAAAGTTAGTAGAGAAGTACATTAAATAAAACAAGCCACCCAATTAAGAGTGGCTTGAAAAGAACAATAAACTAAAACAAAAATCTTAGTAAAGACTTTCAAAGTAGCGAATTTCAAAAGTCAAAGTAATAAATAAAAATTTTGATACTACAAATATAGTATAAATTTACTATGCTTTGTCTTTTAGTTATTAACAACATATCAAGTATGAACTCAGATGAAATAAAGCCTACAGATGGTAGGAAAAACAATAGTAGAAAACAATCCATACCACTTAGTAAGATACCTGATATGGAACGCTCTAACGTTCCTGCAATAAATCAAGCAAAGAAGAAGAGAACTAAGCAATATGCTAAAAAAGCATTAAAGAATGTATTTGGCAGTGAAGTACAAGCGTTTGAAGCATTAGCTAAGAAAGCTAAAGATACAGGTAATGTAAATGCTTACAAGATGTTATTTGAGTATGCTTACGAGGATGAAAAGGATGCTCAACCTAAGACTAATAATGCACCTGTAATTAATTTCTATAATAACAAACCTGAAGTTTTCTCTGAGAAAACTATTGATGTACAACATAAAGAGATAAAGGATGAGTAATTTAAGTATTCACGAAAAGTATCAACCCTTATTTAATAGTGATAGTAGATACTACATAGCCACAGGAGGTCGTGGTAGTGGTAAGTCTTTCGCAGTAGGTTTAAGATTAATGCTACTTACTTATGAGAAAGGACATAAGATACTATTTACAAGGTATACAATGACATCTGCACATACATCTATTATTCCTGAGTTTGTTGAAAAGATAGATTTATTAGGTAAGAATAAAGATTTTAGAATTACTAAAGATGAGATAATGAATCTAACTACAGGTTCTTCTATTATATTTAAAGGTATTAGAACATCAAGTGGTAATCAGACTGCTGCACTTAAATCACTTAATGGTATTACTACATTTGTTGTAGATGAAGCAGAAGAGTTAGATGATGAAGAAACGTTTGATAAGATAGATTTATCTGTAAGATCAATTACTAAACAGAACAGAGTTATATTGATACTAAACCCTGCTACTAAGGAACATTGGATTTATAAGAGATTCTTTAGAGATGCTTTAGTTAAAGATGGTAGTAATTTAGAAAAGAAAGGTGTTACATACATACACACTACTTATAAAGACAATAAGAAGAACTTACCTGACTCTTTCTTACAGACCATTTACAAGATTAAAAAGAATAATCCAAGTAAATACTTACATCAAATATTAGGTGGTTGGAAAGAGAAAGCTGAAGGTGTTATTATAAAGAATTGGAGAAGTGGACAATTTAGAGAGACAGAGATAATGTGTTATGGACAAGATTTTGGATTCTCTTTAGATGATACTACATTAGTTAAAGTAGCAGTAGATGTACCTAATAGACAATTATGGGTTAAGGAGTGCTATGGTAAACCTAATCTATCTACAAGTGAAATATCAAGACTTAATCGAAACTATGCAGGTAATAGTCTAATAGTATGTGATAACTCTGAACCAAGACTTGTAAGAGAATTAAAGAATACAGGACTTAATATGAAACCTACAATCAAGAAACAAGGAAGTATATTAAGTGGTATAGCTTTAATACAAGACTATGAATGGATTATTGATAAAGAAAGTATAGGTATTATTAAAGAAGTAAACAACTATGCTTGGAAAGATAAAGGCACTGTTCCTATTGATAAATTCAATCATTTTGTGGATGCAATTCGTTATGCTATGATGTATTTAGTACAAGGTAAGAGTAGTGGAGTTTATCACATTAGGTAAAATTATAATATTATGCCTTTATTGTTATATTTTTGTTAATCACTTATGAGGCAAAATTAGAAAAAAAATCGACACCAAACACAAAAACTTATTATGAGTTATTAACGAATATATGTTAATAACTTTATATAAAGTAATATTGATTTTTACATACCTTTGGAAAAACGATTAATATGCCACACAGTAAGAATAAAGGTTCAGCTTATGAACGTAAGTTAGCAAAAGAGTTTAGAGAGTTTGGTTTCTCTAAGTGCAAGACATCAAGATTTGAGTCTAAGATGTTAGATGATTTAGGTGTAGACTTAACCAACACAGGTATATTTAATGTACAAGCTAAAGCAGTAGAAAGGTTAGCACCAAGCTATCACGATATATTAGCTTCTATGCCACAGAATGATAATAACTACAATACTATATTCCATAAGAGAAATAGAAAGGGTGAGGTTGTTGTTATGACTAAAGAGGATTTCTACGACATTATGCAAATGCTAATAAATACAGATATTATAAATGTTGGATAATCTTATAGAGTTAGATGGTCTTTGGAGAAGAATTTGCTATAACTTTGGTGCTTCAAAAGAAGAGTGTGAAGATATTATACAGGATATGTACTTAAAATTGATGACAGATGTTAATTTGGATAGGATTAAATATGGTGATAATGGTATTAATAGATACTATGTCTACAAAGTTTTAAAGTCTTTGTTTATAAATGTTAAGAGGGATAAGTTAGCAAACAACTCTTATCAGTTAAATGAAGAATTAAATGTTGTAGGAGAGGATTATATTGAGGCTAAAGACCAAGCATTTGAAGATATTATAAGCGACATAAAGGCTGAGTTATCTACAAAGAGAAGGTCGTTACAGAGGTTGTTTGAATTATACTATAAGATACCATTAAACTCTTCTGCTATTTATCAAGGTGAGAACTTATCTTACAGAGATATTGCAAGAGAATCTAACATAAGTCTAAGTACTGTATTCAATGATATGAAAGAGTTAAAGTCTATCATAAGTATTAAAAGAGAAGACATACAAGACTATTATTATGGAGACTATGATAAACTCTAAAGAGGTAAGATGGTGTTGGGAGAATGAAATATTTATATCCCCAAAGATAGATGAAGGTGGTTTGTTTATAGAGGTTTACAGGATTGAAAATGGAAACCTAATCACATTAAAGAGAAGTGATAAGAAGTATAGTCAGAAGACTAAGAAAGATAAAGATAGGCTATACGAAGCTATATTAGAAGGTTACAAATACTATTATAAAAAATTCAATAAAGATGAAAACAGATGATTATTACATAAAGTTGGAAGAAGATGGTTACTTTGAAACTATCGACAAGAGAACTAAAGACCATAGGGAGTACAAGGAGTGGAAATCTTCTAAGGATTTTGAAAAAATAAAATCTAATGTTGAGTTAAAAAACAAGAACAATAGCATTGGTTTGGGTGATGTTGTAGAGAAGATTACAGAGGCTACAGGTATAAAGAAGATAGTGAAAGCTATTGCAGGGGATGATTGCGGTTGTGATGGTAGAAAAGAAAAGTTTAATAAATCACCATTCCGTTGGAACACCAAAAAAATTAACTGTATTTCTGAAGAAGGTTATAAATGGGTATTAGACGTTAATCTAAAAAGAAAGACTAATTGGACTGCTGAAGATAGAGTAACATTAGTTAATATCTATAACCAAATATTTAAAACTAAGGTTAAGCCTACAAGATGTTCTTCTTGTGTTAATTCTTACAAGAACAAAATATTGCAATACTTAGAAATTTATAATAGCTAATGAGACTTATAGTAGATGCAGATAGCCTTATCTTTGCCTCAGCAGTTTCTTCTGAAGATTTAAGTGAAGCTAAGTCAAAGTTTGAAAAGTATTTAAACTACGTTTTAGAGGATTTAAGCGAGGTTTGTGGGTTTGATGATGTATTGATATGTAATGGTTCTAAAAACAACTTTAGAATACAGTTAAATAAGCAGTACAAGGCTAATAGAAAGCAAGAAAGACCTGCAATTCTATCTGAACTACACAATTGGGTTAAAAAAGAGTTTAATTCTTATTGGACAAATGGCTACGAAACTGATGATGTTGTTGCTACATTATGGAAACAATCTGTAGAGGAATTAGGTGTAAACAATGTTATCATAGCTGCAAACGATAA